TGCCATTTCAGCAGGAGTGATAACTTCACCAGCTGCAGTAGACATACCAATGCCAGAAGGGTGAGTACCAGCACCAGAGAAATCAGTATCGGCTTCTGCAAGACCAAGAGCTTCTGCTCCAGATTGGTTAGTGTAGTGTGACTTCATTGCGAAGATCAAACCAGTAGGACCAGACATTGGCTGAACACCAGCAACGTCAAATGCCATCAAGTTAGGCATTGCACGACGAACTAAAGAGATCAATACGGGATCAAAGTTGTCAACGCCAGCCGCGAGGGTAGTAGTTTCGTTTACGCCACCGAAAGAAGTAGCAGAACGCTCTTCAGCCAATGCCTTTTCTTGGTTTTCTAAGATTTGTGCAGTAACAGCACGCTTATGGCTATCGCCAATTTTTCCAGCTTCTTCGCTGTTTAGGACAGGTGCCCATTTTTCTTGTAAAGTAGTCATTGAATATTCCTCTAGACTGTGTCTTATTGTGATTGTTTCATTGCATTAACATAACGCTGCATTGATACAGAGATTTCGACTTCTTCAGTCTCATCAGTAGTATCTTCTACACTGTCTGTCATAACTTCAAGCTTAGCTTCTTTGAAATACGCTTCTTTAATAGTAGAAACTTTCTCAGAGAATTGCTCAACTGAATCAAAATCGATGTCCTTAGTCAGGTCACGAAGTTTTTCTGTATCGTTAGCGGTTAGGCCTTCAGCGATATCGGTGAACCTTGCAGCACGTTCCAATACAACATTAGCTTTCTTGAGAGCGATTGACTTATCGACAGCTTCAGAAAGCTGCTCTTCAAGGTCATCTGCCTTATTAACGATCTCATCGAACATATCTTCTTTGCCTTCTGGCACTTCAATATAATGCTCTTTGAATGTAGTTTGGAGAGCTGACATAAAGTTCTCTGCGATTTCAGTACGAATACCTTTTTCAACAGCCAACTTATTATCTTCCATCCAATTTTCAACGACATACGTTAGGTAGTCATTAATCTTGCTAGTTAGATCTTCACGGATAGTAGTAGTCTCTTCGGCAAGTTTCTCGCCATATGACTCTTCTAAACGATCAATTTCGCTAGACATTTTTGATTTAATTGCAGCTTCGAAAATGATTTGTGCTTTATCTTTAAAACCTTCAGATAACGTAGCTTCTTCGGCTGTTAGTGCATCCAAATCTTCAGTGAAATCGAATTCAATTTCTGCTTCTAATTCTTCAGTGCTATCTTCAGCCAAAGTCTCCTCGTCTACTTCAACGTCTTCAACTAGCGCTTCATCATTTTGGAGTTCTACACTCGTAATGTCTTCGATCTGATCTTCTAATACTAGATCTTCTTTTGACATAGTAATTACTCCTATATTGTTAAAGTTTAGAGAGGAAGTCTTTAAAAGCTTTCATCTGAACATTGCCGGATCTAAGATCCGATGTAGATGCTTGCTTAACTTCAGTCTCGATTTTCTCAACTTCCTGAACCAGTACTCCATTGTTCCAACACCAATCAGCGCCTTCCATGATTCCGTTAACAAACGCATCATGTGCTGATGGATCTTGAACAATGTCGACAGTGTTGAGGATATAATCCTCTGCGACATAATTATGTCCACCTTTTGATACAAGACTACCCATACCACGACTTGAGACACCCAATTTAACACCACCTTCAACAAGACCTTTTACGATCTGGCCCATAGGAGTATTAAGTATAAGTGCTTTTCCTATACAATCATTTCCTTCCCATTGGAGATTTGTGATTCTATGTGAAACTTTGTCCAGGTTAACCGTTGGACCTTCAGGATGATTTAACTCACCAACAGCCCGACCTGTGACTACTTGCTCGCTGACATAACGTTCAACGGCAGGAATTATAACTCTTCTTTCGTATATTCTGCCATTCCGATTTTTCTTCTCGGCCTGCATAAATATACCTTCTATATATACGTTCTTTTCTCCATCAACTTCTTCAGTCATAGAGGAAAGATTATTTTCTGTATACTCAGTAATTAACTTCATGGCATTATTTACCCATTAACTTTGCAAAATCTTTTGCTGACTTAACTGCTTCTTTCTCAGAAGAGTATGTATCCAGCTTATCGCCATCAACGTATACCGTAAATATACTACCTTTCTTGGTGACATGAGCATCAGCCGTATTTGGCTTTTTACCTATATCAAATGAGGTGATTAAAGTTTCGCCTTTAGGAGTCTTGAAGCTCAGCTTCAGTTCCTGTAGACTCGTCTTCAAAATCTTGAATGTTTTCATCTTCGATGCCTTCCTCATTAGTACCATAAAAATTTGTAGCTATATCGATACGTTTTGCATCAATAGCAGTTGATAATTTATCGTTTATGATATCCGTAAAGATATCTTTGGACTCACCGGCCTTAGATGATGATATTGCATCAATCAATTTGTCAATATTTGTCATATTCTTAACCTTTAATATATTTATATAATTTTCATTTTTAAGACTATACGTCTTCTGAATCTAGATCATCATCGTCATCATCATCATCGATATCTCCAGACTCTATTTCTTTAGCAATCTGATCATCGATATCTTTAATCTCTTCATCAGTTTGCATAAGAATATTCTTACGTACATACTCTCGTGAGTAATATGTACCAATATGCTCTTCCATAATACCAAGAGTCTCAACCCTTTCACGTAGTATCTCAGCATCTTTTAATTCAGCGAAGTGAACATTAGATTGGAATATAATATTAATATCGTCTTTAATATTTTCCCAATCATCGGCAGATACTACCTTCTTTAATAGAAGCTGTGTGCGTAACAAACCTATGAATATTTCTGAGAACTTACTTCTTAGCTTATTGATAAACTTAGAGAATTTAACCTCATCACGGGTAATCTCAGTAGATCTACCTACAGAGAATGAAGTCTCTTGATCTAATCTTGATATAGGTACGTTTAGAGATTTATATAACTTCTTTTGGAAGTATACAATATCATCAATCTCACCTAAACTCTGACCGCCTGGCAATGAAGTAATTTCTGTACCACGACCGCCTTCACGACGAGGTAACCAAAAGTCTTCAAGGGCAGACATATGTTTCTTTGAATCTTTTACTTCACCTGTAGTAGCATCATATACCATCTTGTTACGGTATTTGTCCATGATACCTTTGAGGTATGCTTCGGCCTTAGTCTTAGGTAAGTTGCCGACATCGATATAGAAGATACGTCTTTCAGGAGCTCGCGCTACTCTGTATATGACAAGTGAATCTTCCATTAATTTTAATTGGTTAGCAGGTTTAAGTGCCTTATGCATGTATGAGATTACACGCTTTCTTTCTGGGTCCATCAATCCTGATGTTACATGAGATATAGAATCGGGGTGAACCTTAACCGCTTCAGAATTATGTGCCATATTAGACGATTGATATAAGTAGTATTCTTTAACACTCTTAATAATATCAGCAGTCTGACCTTGGATTTTATCCTTCTCAACTTCTTTAACCTTACGAATTAATGTAGGGTCAATGTAACGTATTTCTTGAATACCTAAATTAGGACGCTTTAGATCTACGATAATATGGTGATAAACCCGTCCGTCAATATACCACTTTTTGAACAAATCATGTCCGCGTGTCTTAACATTAGTGAGTTTAAGTATAGTATCGAATTCTTTAGTAATCAGAGCCTTGATAGCATCCGATGTTTCGATCTCACCCACATCAACCGATATTGGTGATTTACCATTTTCATTAATAATAGCTTCATTAATAATATCTTCTACTGCAGCATCACATTCAGTAACACCTGCCATATTACGATACTTTAAAATAAGCTCATTACTGTTCTTTGTATCATTACCATCTAGGTCAATGTATTGTCCGTAATGGCCACCACCAGATATACTTGTAGAACCCGCATCATCTTCGGGAGCGACAAACGAAGTAGGAAGAGTACTCTTCTTCTTGTCAGTTCTGGATAGTTCAAATCCAAATAATTCAGCCATGTTTGCACCTATGTAAAATGGGGCACTACTGTGCCCCTTATATCATGTATTTATACTACGAAGTAATACCTAAAGCTTCCCAATAAGAAAGCTGTAATTCAACGGTAAATTCTTCGATTGTATCAGTAGAGTCATATGATAACTCAATGGCTGACAAGTTAGTAGGCCATACATCACGGAAGTCAATACGTTTAATTACTTCACCCGCTTTATCTAATTGCTCGACTGCCATATCGCAAATGTATTCAGTAGGATTAGAAGCACCGCCACCATCTGTGTGATGGTTGATAGAGTTCATCCACTTTTCGAATGCATTACGTACTGCCATGTCAGTGTCGTTTATAATGGTCAAATTCCAAGGTTCGAACGTACGATCCCCTGCAATTTGAAGTTGTCTTCCACGAAAAGGAATTGTGATAGGAGCAATTACCGATGAGGGTAACTGAGCTGCCTTACACATGAATGATGCTTTGGATGAATCTCCTGCATCAATTCCTGCTGGGAAGTTAAGAGTGGCGCGGAACAAGTTTGGACGAGCACCACCACCGCTTAATTTAGCTTTAAAATCATCTACACTAAGAGCTGCCATTTTATATCTCCTTATCCTGCGATTTCACTGAACGCCACACCAGTTCTGGTAACGATGAAGTTCAATGTAATAAAGTTAATAGAACGAGACGGCTTAACGTAAATATCAGCAATAAATTGGTTTGTATCAACTATTGTACCAGTATTATTAGTACCATCACATACTACTTTAAAGTCTGTAACACCACGACGACCTTTAACATCACGTAAGAAAGGCTCGATCATATTCTTAAACTGTGCCCTAGTAAATTCATCGTTGAATTCAAATAGTTGTGCACGAGCTGCAAGATTAATTGCTTTCTGTAAAGTGATAAAGAGTCTACGTACGTTAATACGATCAAATGAGCTTGGTGCACCCGCATGGGTCTTATCACCAAATAACATAGTACCTTGGCCAGGCATTGATACGATTGGGTTAATGCCAGCCTTATACAACATATCTCTATTTGCTTGTGATGGATTCCAGAGCAACTTTGTAACTCCACGGATTTGCCCGCGTGATACACCAGCTGGTGAGAACCAAGGATCAGCGACATCATCAGTAGCAGCCATACAACCAGCAACTGCAGCAGAAGCACCAATATTAACGAATACATCATTATACTTATCATACACTTTAAGAGCTGTAGAATCAAGAATAGCATATGTAGATGGATTAATTGTATTACCCCATGTCAAAACAGCGTCTGTTGGATCTGTGTTGAGGCTAGCTTCAATTGGTGGAGATAAACATACAACACAATCTTTACGAAGATCAGCAATACCACTTAGTGCAATACCCTGTACAGCACTAACTGCTTGGCCGATAATAAAATCGACTTCGGTTTCTGCTGAATTTTCAAACTTTCGATATGCAATAAGATTCTGGCCATCAGTTGATACTGAACCATCTACACCACCAGTTAAAGTTGACTCGATTGAATCAGCATGACTATCCATAGCACCTGTAACAGCACTTGATAATGAACCAGCTTGTGTAAGATCGGTACTGTGCCTAGCCCAACGAACCCAACGAGAGGAATTATTAATTACATTTTTGTAATAGGTAGACTCACCAGATGATCCCTTAGCGTCTGATAACTGAGATACATGGGGGAATGTTTCTAATATGGATCCTGCACTGCCTGTAATAGCTCCGGTTTTGTCGACCACTATTGCGTGCATTTCGTCTAAGCTTATACCTCTAGTGTTAGCAAAGCTTGATGTTTTTGGTGCAAAATTGAAGCTATCTTTATAATCTTTACCATTAACAGTCCACTGGCCAAATACGGTACCTGATGTATCAGCAGGACATAGGGAGACTTCAATTGCATTACCAAGGGCGCCTGGATGTTTTGCAATAAATCCGGCTCCAGTTGGCATTGTGGGGTTAGCCTCATACGCGGCATCATTTTCAACCAAAATGGCTGTACCTGCGCCTGTGGCGTTAAGTGCACCTGTTCTTGATGAACGTACAACTCTAAGAGTCCTACCATACATTAAGAAGTTAGCTGCGCTTAGGAATGTTGAACTAGTGGTTAGA